CTACGCTTAACATATAAATACATAAACATAAAATAGTGTACCTATGCAGGTACAGGGTATGGGTTGCCTGCAGTAGAAACTGGGTCTGAAAGTATATAAACAGGTGGTAGACCCGCCCAATAAAATAATGTGTAGTCTTCCCCTGCTGCCAAAAAGTAGGATATGGTATCAGTGAAGGATGCGTTAAATGTTGTACGCTCTGCAACCACTCTAAAATTGTGCTGATTATCCGTCGTGGGATCAGTACGTGTAGTAGGTGAATATCTCACACCAGTATAATCAGGAAACTCAATTTCCAACGTTGGATTAATCCTTACATCTGTAATAGCCATCCCTTGTCCTGAATTTCTGAAATATTCAGCAAAATTACGTGAGACTAAAGAAGGATCACCACCTTGAAAACCAAATGTATTCTCTCGTTCTATAGAGGAATCTTGATCACCATCTTCTACACGTGTTACGGCCATCAACCCAGAATGCACTGCATTGTTCGATACAACATTGCGAAATAATTTTAACCTAGTAGAACCCCTCTCACCAAGATAAGCTAATCTAAACCACTGTAAAAAAGTGATATTGGAATACGAGTATCTACCTGCAGCGGAGAGTCCTACAGCCTTATCATAATACCCACGATATGCAATAAGGCGCCACTTTGTGCAGGCCCATAATTGTCTTCTAGGAGTATTGTCAGTATTGAAATCACTCTCAGTAAACGTATGAACATAACGTTTCATCAATGTGCGTATGGATGATATCTTCTCCCCAAAATAAACATTGTTTTGTTCGGGATCAATAATTTTGGATCCAAACTCTGTCACTATGGCTGTGCTAGTAGGCATGTTAGTCTTCAAGTTGATACTTAACGAATCACCACTTTGAGCAGAAAATGCATAACTACTCAATAAGTTACCAGTGGGTCGCGCAAAATCAGCATCATCACACATACTAACAAATACTGATATACGACAATCAGCAACAACATTCCCTGGAGATGTCAGTTCATTAAGAACTGAAACATATAACTTTCCATTGTGCCTAGTAGGATTAAAAGCTACATCAATGCCTGGCAAAAATACACTATTTACAAGAAATGCTAAATTAGTATTCAAATAATGCTTATTTGAACACCAATGCACACAAACTGTAAAATCATCTGTGTGCGCCAAGTCCATAATGTACGTGTAATTAGTATTCTCAGTGTTGTCGCCAATTGTATTAACTGGTCCAGGTTCATAAGTAATTTTTAACTTACCACGAAATAAACTAGAACTGTTTGCTATAAATCTGTACTTCATTCCTCCACGCCAATTCCTAAAAGCTTGAGAGACAACACAACATGGTGTCATCCATATGGGAGGAATAGGCTCTACATCTGTGTCAACTCTATATGTACATGGTGATACGGCTATATTAAAAAGCTGTTCTCCCACTAAATTAGTTGTCAACCATCCGAATTCACAAAGCCAAGACTCAATTTGTACAATATTCAAAATTGCCATCTCGTCCTTAGAACCTAAGTCCACCGTTCTAGGGTCTATAGTTATCTCTTGCTTGGAATCAACCGACAGCTTATAAGCATTATCTTCAGCATCGCAATTGGCTAAGTTCGTAACTATACGCGGTATCATACGTGTTTCAGGTTTTAAGCTAACAGGTCTGCTAAAGCCTAATAAAGCCGCTATAGATGCCAAGGAACTAGCAGCGGCCTGCGTCACTCGCATATAAGGGCCTATTGTTGGTATATTAGTCAAATTACTTGCGACGTTTGCTACCACTGATGCTGGTCTCGATAAAGGTCCCTTCTCATAAGCAGATTGAGCGAACATGGTAGTGGGTCCAACTAATTCAACATTTTCCATGTGAGCGTATACGGTAATAGTGACCACTGTCTGATCACTAGAATTGACAGCTTGTGGTGGTACTAAAGTATCCAAACTTATCGTACCCATGCGAAACCACTCAGCTGGGCGTCTGAGAGATAAATAATCGTACGGATACATAAAAGGCAATATTAAATCCCCTCCCTGACCATTAGTGGGATTCAAAAATATTTTCATGCGTTGCGAATTAATCAACTTACCAAATGAACTGCCTATTAAGGTATTGTAGACACGTGAAAAATCCGTGCCTTGATCACCAGTACCTGTACATGGCAAATAAGACGCCATAAATTTACCATATCTAAAAGGGCTACCGGTGATTTCAAAATGCACATGCAACCTTCCCCTAATAAAAGCGTAATGATCAGTTTTAGTCGCAACTGCTGGATTTTGTAAAAAAGCCTCCCATGGAGATATGGTTATACTGGTCGGAGTACCAACCGGAAAAGTATAACGATTAATGCGCACTGGTCTAGATAAGAAATTAGCTATTGAAGTAACATCAGGTGAAATAGTATATTGTGTACCCTCCATCATAGCGTTAACTTGAGAAGCAAAACCCGGTTCAGCGTTATCTGTAGTTAACACTTGTGCATCCATACGCTCATTATTATCTTCTACAATTTCTCGGCTTGATTGACATATCATGTTATTCATGGACAATAACGTGCCCTCTAACTCTCTAGTGGTTAGATAACTGTGCATGATAGACTTCGTGTTGCACTGACACCTCATATTTGTAGGATTGTATTTGAAGCTAGACGTATGTCCTGTTCTCTTTTCAATATGCTTCAATATAAAAAGAGTGTCACTGGGTCGATCGACAATATCGGTGGACAATCCTCCACGAGAAGACTCTTTTAAACTCTGTATCTCATAATGAGGCGAATCTAACTCCCCATTACAATCTTGATCTAAGCAAAAACGTCTACGCATTGCATTCAAGTGCTGCTGATAATCGTGGTAAGGTCCGACTAAATTTTGCAAGCCGTGATATAATACCACATCGTAAAGTTGTAAAGCCACATCATCATAAACTGCACAACCATGGCACCAAATTTCATCAAAAGCATTACGTAAAATATCAGCTATAAGGTGCCTAGGGCCCATATCACATCCCTTAGATAGCACTTGAAAATGTAAGCCTTTTGCTATTGAGGACAATGCTAATGGCGCAACAACTAAACCTAAGCCATCACAATATTGAAATCGTCTTTTCAAAAAGTCTACCTCCTCTATACTTATAAATGGCACAGATTCAGCTTCCTTATCTGCCATAGTATATTCAATACCAAACTTTCGTAGCTCCTGTGAACAAGTTGTATGATTAAAAAATTGCTCATCGCTATGAACTTCAGCCACATTATCATCTCCATAAACTATTATATTTACAGATTGAGCAAACGGGCGGGGTGGCATAGCATTGTACATACTATAATATGCACATCTAATATACAACAGATTGGCAAAATTATTTAAAATGACCGTAAGACTGTTGCCTGAGCAGTGAGAATTAAATACTTTAATCATCAGCGTATCGAATTCTAAAAGCGGGTAAATTAAATCTGTTTGTATTCCCTGCATAATGTACAAATCTTGCTCACTATAATTGCCACTCAAACGTGCGATCAACAAAACACAAGAAAATGCGGCCATTAACACTTCAGACGGCATATTCTTATCAAATGCCTTATAATCACCAGCTATATACTTACCAGAATTAAATCTGTGAAGATAATTATAAATGTCTTGCCAATCAGTACTATGAACATTGGCACCTACAGCCGTATTAAAACTCAACCTGTGACGCATTATAAAAGCACTAACGGATAATGTGTACTTACGCATTAAATATACATACCAAAAGGGAGCGGCTTCAAATAAACGGCGCTTATCTTTGTTGATTTTAACTGGCTCATCTTTAAGTGTTGTCCTAAATATCGGATAATTCCGCAAACCTCTCCGATAAATATCCTCTCGATCGTTAATATCATCCATTATTTTATCTGGTATATCCAACGGACGAGTAATGCCCTTGACTACACGCATACTCTCTTTTAAAATAGTTTTCTTCGGCTTGTTCAGTGGAAATCCAAGAGAGGTGGACAAATTTAAACTATCTATACCATAAACACCGTCTATGCCAGCCAACACTGCGTCATGGAATAAAACCTTAACATTAGTCATATCTAAAGGCCGAACCACATCTTTTATATGCTTATGCAAATCTTTAATAGACAGTTCAAGAATATGAGGTGGCACACAAACTTCCCCTCGCAGTCGCAAATTCAAATCTTTGTGCCAATGATGTTTTAAATTCCTATTGTCTGGAATTGTGTGATTACACTGCAAACTATTTATTAACTGCACCTGCTCTGATATAAAAGTGCGTTGCACAGATGTATAAGGTCTAGCTCGACCAATGCCATGTGACCCATAAATTTCCGCTGAGGGTCTTACTTGATTATCCTCATCCGGAGAATAAGGCATATAATGTATAGGATTTTTGGGGTGGATGTAAGATTCAATTTCTAAGTCTATATCATATTGCTTAACGTCCAATGTACCAGAACTATGGACAACAAATCCCTTAGTAATAAAATACTTACAAGCACCCTCAAGTTCTTTGGAAATAAGTGTAACGAAGAAACCATCATGTGATCCTTCGCATCCAGCGCTATGAAAACCTACTATCTCAGATGAATTGGTAGAGGTGTAAAGAACTCCCATACACATACCTGGCTTAGTATGAACAAAGCATCTGTACCCACAGCCATACTGCATAATATCTACAGCGTCTTCATTAGTACTAGACTTAACCACATTATGACATTCAGAAGTGACAGTACGAACATCTCCCGTAACGATCCATTCTGTTGGCTTGGTAACATCAAGAAAAGTCATATTATAGCAATAATCCTTTCTAACCTTCCTGTGTGTTGCTATAAAACTCATAAGATCAGGCTGATCGCCAGCACAACGTATTTGAACCACACATAAATCCTGGTGTGGCAAATAATATCTGTCGGCGGGTGTTAAAACACAGCTGAAACGTGGTATAATCTCAATATCATTACGTGTTTTAGCTAGCTCAATCTTATAGTCCTGCGTAACAACGTAAAACATATGGCGAGGTACTAACCACAAGTTACCTTTCAATGGAAATGCATTACATATGTTCCCACTATTGCTATCATTAGGATTCACAACTCGCATAAAATATAATGATTTCGCTATTTTATGATGTAATTGTAGCGGTGTTATACCGACACTAGCTGGAGCAACAGGCGTATCGACAGTAATAGGTTTCATCCAAACATTAGTTCTTCCATCATATTTAAAACCATTTGGAACATTACTAGAAGATTGAATAGATTGAACATGTGAAGCAGCAAAATAATCAGAAACGACTCTAGTGGCAGTTCGAGCAATTAGAGTCGCTGCAGCTACCCCTGCTATACCAAATGTTGCCATTAACAATTTGTCATAATGTTGTTTTAACAAACCACGAATTGATTGTGACTCAAACATACTATAATAATTGTATGAAATATTTCTTCGCAACACGGCATAATCGGAATTTATTTTATCTCGGGCTAATACTCGGGTCATACCAGTTGTCAGCATAACGTAATATGTGTATGCGTATGTCAATTGTATGTACTTAACGGATACGTCACACAATAAAAATTTATACCACGACCAATAATTACCGCACAATTCAATCATCTTAAAATACAAGTATGTCACATAACAAATATTCTTTTTATTAGTGGTTGACAGTATGCTACATTGCCAAGATTGAACAACCATCTTCTTCTGCAACATCTTGTTAATTACAGCGCCATTATATCTTTTCTTTTTGTTGCAATCACAACCATAATAACCACATTTGCGACATTGCTTGTCATACGCACGATTCATAATCAGATCCTGCAACTGATCGCATTCATCCTTATTGCAATCGACCTCATCAACTACTTCATTTTGCTCCTCTATGTAAGGTTCAAATAAGCTATCTTCACACTGCTCTTCTTGCGGAGAAGTATCAGATAATTCAGGTTCCCTATCACACACACATATTGCCTTCACATAAGAACAGTGAGGGCATATCTTATTTATCTGATTATGATATACATCGACTAACTTGGTCTGCTGCTTAAAATGTTGAATGCTCCTATTACGTATATAATCACACAACTCATAAACGTCGATCTGCTCCCACACCTTAACATACTTGAAATCATCTGGGGCTCTAAAAGCACCAGTTTGAGGTCTTTTAACAATCTGAACATGATATACAGTAAATAACCAAGCGCTTGGGTCCTTATCATAAGCCACATCGTCCAAGCCCCCAAGCGCATTACGATGACTCGGTTTCAACGACACTTCAACAATTTCATTGAAACGTCTAGCAACAGATGCTGGTTCAGAAGAGTAAACTCGACAATGTAAATCCATGACATTGGTGGTAACTGTCAACATCACTGTGTTGTTCATAATAGCACCTTTAGCACTTAATTCTGCTTGTACAGTTGTCCGCGCAACATTATTAGCTCCCTCAATTATGCGTCGAGTGGGTGGATCCTCCGTGACTTCCGGTCGCAAGTTAGCCCAATCGTCCAACGTCATGGACATAGTATAGGGTTTAATTTCCGTGTCATATTTATCGGTTTCATTAACAACACATCGATATTCATCCTCAATTGGATAACCATTAGCCCCCAACACAGTAGTAATGAGCATACTATTCAAAATGCTTTTCCCCACACTCGAAGGCCCACATATCATAAGTGTATAAGGTTTCTTCTTAAATTTCAAGTTAGTCTGTGCATTACGCAACGCATAAGACATCTGACGTAATTTAGTCATCTTTGAAGTATATACATTGCGTAATGATGCATCATCTGTACATTTTATTAAAGATTCAAACCTATCTATCAAATCGAATAGCAACTTATTAAACTCCGCTTCCGAAGTAACTCCTTCTATTCCTTGTTCCCCTAATAAGTGCAATTTGCCTGAGCACAATAATGACTCTGCAGCCACGAGTTTAGAATATGTTATGTCCACTTGGGCTATATCTGCATCATCATAAAACAAATCAGATATATTGCCGGTTAAAAAGACCTGATAACCACGCGTAACAAAAAACATAACAGATTCAACTAAAGCCTCACAAAACGATGGAGCATCACTGGTTATGTGCTTAATCTTTTTCTTCAAGAAGTTAAGGCCGGCTAATGAAAAATTACCATTAGCTGAAATAAAACTGGGGACAAAACCGACGCTAACAACAACGCATAACAACTGGACAAAATGCTTAAACGTGGAACTTTTCTTAAAGCATTTCCAATCCAATATGGCGTTATTGATAGACTCACAAATGGTTTCAAAAATAGAGGATCCGGCTTGCACCGTCATACCACCTAGTAAAAATTCCCTACAAATATCCTGCAATTGATGCGTCAGAGAAAAATTAAAGTGGGTTTTAGTATACAGGCCCAGTATAGCCATGGCGTTAGCAAAGTTAGTTGAAGTCTTCAAAGCAATAATAAGTAAAATGACACCTTCAATCTTATCAACACTTTTCCCTATAATTTGGTGTACTTTATTACTTACAATTTTGCTAGTAACATACTTCAAATCGTCCGCTAAACCATGCGCGACAAAATTTTTTCCTTCAAAATAACTATCAATGTCGCGTGCGATACGTTGGCCTCGAACATATGTATCGCCGCTTATGTCGTCAGCATAAGTTGAAAAATCTTCCAACTTAGCCGACCTATCTTTTTGACGAGCCATAGCTCTTTTTCTTTTATTCAATTCTCTCTTGCGTGTCATAGATCGTGTGACACGCTGAGGTTGAATAAGCTGAACATCAGAACTAAACTCATCACAAATGCTAGAAAACTCAACTAGCGTCATCTCCTTCTTTTTCTTATCATTACGCTTAACCTTGCGTGATCCTTTGTACTCTGTAGCGCCTTGAACTTCAAAACCTGGCGCGACATCATACACTGTAAGTGCGCGATAATAATTAAAAGAAGTAAACAAATTTGTAATGGGGTTTTCCCCAATACGAGTTTTAAACCATTTAAATACCAAAGGATACATATAATCGTATCCCTCGATATAAAAATCGAGATCGAAACCTCGATCATTAACTTTTTCCCCATTAAAGGACATCGGGTACTCAAATTGTTTTTGATTGGACATACCCTCTGTCAAAATGACAGAAAGTACGTCTCGTGGACTAGAATGCATAGTGCTAATCATGGTACTTACACTATGTCTTAATAAACTATTAAATATTTATCTACTGGTTGCGTTTCAACAAATACTAATAGAGTGGCAGATGCTACTAAAACGTTTTAATCTTATAATTCAAATTCAATTTAGTTTTAAGTTAGCTGGCCGCATGTCTTGGCGCCACAGTCGCGGACACGTACCTGCTACAGTACGCCATCTTACTGTGTGTATTTATGTCTCTCAAATACTTTACTCACCATGTACGTCCTCAGACATTGACCTCCTGTGGGATTACGCTTAAGCCACCACAACAGGTATGGAAATCGAACGCACAGCATTCCGTTCCGACATTATAATAACAACTGTTCATCTCATATGATACTGGTTGCCAGTGATCCAGCGTTAATACAAGCATGTTATTATAATTCTTCCAGGGTACTCCAATCCCGTGTAAAACATCGCGGAGCAAGGGGCCCTATGTCTCCATAGTCCCAATACAAATGCATAAGTCATATAACTCGCAAAAATTACATAACCTCAGGTAAGTGCCATATTGCCGTCAATAGCAACATTAAGCACCATGGATTTTTAAATTGATATCCTAACAATTAAAATAAAATTACAAATAAAGACATTCCCTAAGAATTGGTGTTATTCTATAATAGATAAATCTATTTTTAAGGGTACGGACTCTCATGTATGGAGTTCACCGTCATTTTAGGTTCTTCACACCGTTTAAGATGTTATACTTTACGTGTATTATTCGAAGTAAAAAACTGATAAGTTATCTGTCAGTAATACCTATAAATAGTTTGCTATCTATGCAAACTATAGATAACAATTACTTTAAGACTGCCTTATGGC